ATCTGTCGCGGCTAAATTAGACGGACTAAAATCATTGTTATTTCCAGATACATCATTACCTAAAGCTGAACTATCTTCAAAATCTAAATAAAATCCATTCGTTCCAAATGTTAAATCAAGTTCAATTGGTTTCCAAATATTTGGACTGTCACTATCAAACTCTCCCAGTGAAGTTTGAGCAAGTTGTGTACCATCAACGTTTACAATCTCTGTAAGATACCCGTCAAAATAGTCTCCAGAAGAATCCTTAGCTATTCTAAGTTCATTATTAGTATTCCATTCTGTTTCGTGATTTTGGGAAGGATAAGTTGCAGTTTCAAAGCTAGTTTCTTGTACTCCGTTAATGTACATTTTTATACGATTAGCAGCAGTTCCATCTGTTGTATCTACAGCAATAATTGCGTGATACCATGCACTAATATCACGAAAATTTCTATTTGTTTTTAATAACATATTAAAACTTGCACCATCAAAATCATAAATAAATAATCTATTACTGCTATCAAAAGCAATTTTAGTTTCATGATCTGTTGAAGCACCATCTTGCCAAAAGAAAGTCATACCGCCAAGAGTTGATCTTTTAAACCACCAAGAAATTGTCCATGTTCTTCTGTTTCCAGAACCACTAGCTGTTTTTGATAAAACTGGACTATCACCATCATTAAATCTTAATGAATTATCTACGTTATAACCTGTGTCTTTGATAGAGTTGGTTGCTAAAATTAAAGGTGCGGACATTAATCCTCCAATACTGGAAATTGTCCTAATGGTCTTGTTACACTTCCGTCTTCCTGTACAGTGTAGGTGTATAAAGTTTCAAGAGCTGCTGCATCACTAGCATTATTAATTGCTGTTTCCATTTCATTTGATTTAGTTCTTACCGCTGCTCTAAATGTTGTGATATTTGATGGTACAGAATAATCAGATACTTCTGCTGCTTTAACAACATACCAATCTGTGGGTGCTAATAAACCTTCAGCTTGTTGTTTTATATTTCTTTTCTTTTGTGTTTTTAAACCTGTCGTTTTTACATCTCCAACTTCTTTATCACTTGGTAAATCTCCGTTATCTGAGTCTGCTTGAGTCCATAAAGTATCTGCAACATTTTTAGCAGTTGCAGTTCCCCATGATCTAGTGACTTCACCATCTGCAAAAGCAAAAGATTCATTTGTGTTAACATAATATTCTTCATTTTTAAAATTAGATGAGTCTGTGACCACTTCATAAATACCGATCGCTTCTTTTTCAGCTTTGGTCCAAAGCTGAAATATTTTAGCTGGGTATCTTACATCGCCAATCACTAATGATTTTGGTTGAGTGATGATTTTGTTTATTGTGTTATCTATTACTAATGCGTACATATTTTAACTTTCACTTAAATTTAAGGTTCTACCTACTTCTTGCCATACAGCTCCATTGTATCTAAAAACTAATATATCAGTTTTGCCATCTGCTGAAGTAAATGTTGGTGCAGTTGATGCTGCAAATTCAAAAACAGTATTAAATGCAATGGTGTGTGAACCATTATAATTAATCTCTAAACAAATAAAAGAACCCTCAATATTATTTGTGGGTGCAGAAAAAGTTGTATTTTCAGTTGTTAAATGAAAAGCATTTGGCTTTGCTTGTGCGTCCCAAGCTACTGCATTTGAAGATGAAGTTAATGCTTGTTGAGGTATGTAAGCA